ATCCTTCTACCTTCTTCAATATGTATAAAATATAAATTGATTATAGTCTGTCTACATCCGGGCTGTCAACCAAATCTGACACGTCACTACAAAGAATTACTGAAAAGCCATTAATACCGCTTACTCCATATACAGTATTCAAAGTATTCTTAGCATTTATCTCTTTAAGAGTGACACAATAATCATCAACACACTTTTTAATAGTTGCTAGGCTAAGCGTTATAATGTAGACAAATACGCTGTCAAATATATGGCAGGACATCAGATTAAAGACGTAACGGAAGCTATCTACACAAAACGCAAGCCAGAATGGTTACAAACTAAAATAAGAAAAATAATATAGCCTTTTTATAATGTAGAAATGTCCAAATCCCTACTTCATTCCATAAATATGGCGAACAAATACAATAGTAGCAAAATCCCCGGAAGTAACCTTCCGGGGATAATTATTCTTTATTTAGCTTCGGACATCCACTCAACTAAATTCAAGCTTCGCTCACGCTCGCTTTCATTAAGTTGCTTTCGGTCTAGAACTTACCAGCCTTTGCAGCTTCCTCTACAGAAACAAGAAATGGCTTAAAACCTTACTATTTTAATGGTTTTGTGTCTTGTATGTGTCTTACCTCGTTTCTCTAAGGTATCCTGTTCTTTCCTTATTTATATAAGCACTTATATATTATCACAATACTAAGCTGCTGGCAATGTCAGAACCTGTCCTACATGAATCGTGGTGGTGATCTTCGACAGGCTCATGATCTCAACATACCGGCTACCATTCTTCAGATACTTTGCAGCAATATCCCATAAGGTATCACCTTTCTTGACGGTGTATGTCTTTGTCTTCTTTGCTGCCTCATTCGCTGATGCGTTCGTGCCTGGAATGCTGAGAACTAAGCCCGGATGGATCGTTGCACTTGTAAGTGAGTTTAAACTCATGATCTCTCTATACCGTGAACCGTCACCGAGATACCTTGCGGCAATTTCCCAAAGCGTGTCGCCTTTCTTGACCTCAATGGTCTGGTATCCGGTATCATTATCTTTTATGTCTGCTTTAACATTGTCAGCATATGACGGCACACCATATCCGATGATGTACGGATCATTTAATAAGTATTTGCGTTCGTGAACGGCATCTGAAGTATTTCCCTCTACTGTATATACATATGTAGATGTTACTTTCGTCACAATTCCAACGTGCGACGGATCTGTCAGCTTATGTCCCTTGGAAAAGAAAATCAAAATGCCCGGAACTGGTGTGTATGTGCCACCATAAGCCTTTGCATTCTTCCATCTGCCCTGCTTGATGAACCACTTCATCCCGGCTGTACAGCTTGCGAATCTTAAGACAACCTCTTTTGCAACATTGCATATGATCATAACCCATGTTACGAAGATAGCGCACCACGCAACATCCATTCCAAATGTTGATCCTGTCGCTTCGTTGTATACTTTAATATATTTGTCGTCACCGCTCGGCTCACAGGTTCCGATCTGGCTCTTTGCCGTGCTTATAATCTTTTCAATAATACTCATCTTTTATTCCTCACTTTCTTCTGATTTTTTCTGCAATATATCAATGGCTTTTGTGATCACTGCCGGAAGTGGCACACCCATAAGACCAGCGTTCTCGACAAGTGATATCAGTTCGTTTGCAATAAATGCTATGATCACCGCATCTCTGATATAGTTTGTGCCGATTATCAAATCAAGCCGGTACGACACAAGAACAAATACAAGCGTCATACATTTGCGGCATAAGCCTTTCCAGCAAGTCTTGCTTTCAAGCGATCCTGTATTAGTCTTGTTGCTCTTATGAAATACTCCGGCCACCACCAGCCCACTTATATAGTCAAGCCCCATGAAAATTAAAAGAGACACCAATCCGGTGTCCCATCCTCCAAACAATGCTGCTATACCGGAGCCAACCGCTCCGATCACTGTACATATAACCTGTTTCATATTTTCATTCTCCTTTCTATGATCCGATCACACCGTCACCGGGATTTATAACACTTCCACCAGATTCTATCTTGATTTTTGCAAGATTAATAAATCCGTCATGCAGAGAGGCTACAAGCGGATCAAGTACCTTTCTTACATCCGCTATAGTTGACACTTTTGTTTCATCCGGCAGCAACGGCAATGACATTACACCTGCTATATTTGTGAACTCTGCACTGTATTTGTTATCAACATTCTGTAACTTTAATACATCTGCAGCCACTGCACTGATGCTTTCCTTAACATTATTAATGTCATCAGTATGTTTGTCAGATAAGTTCTTTACAGAAGCCTTTACGGATTCTATATCTTCGTTTACAGCATCCAGTTTATTTTTATTATCATCTATACCTTGTGAAAGTTCAGTATCTTTTTTTGACAATGATAATATGTCACTTTTTACTCCATTAATAGCAAATGTTCTTGCCTGTGTCTCCTTATCAACAGCATTTTTTATATGATCATCCGTCTCTGCCTTTGTGTAAACCGATGACAGCCTTGAATATAATATCTCAAAAAGAGGTTTTACTGTTCCTATATTAATACCATTGATATTAATCTCATACAGTGGGAAGGTATCTTCTGCTGCTCCCCAATATATACTTCCTGTCGGATATTCTGGTGTTTCTGCTGTCCCTGCAGATGGTGTACCTTTAATTACTTCAAGTGTTACATTTTCAATGCCAGTGTCTTTTTTGTACTTTGCTACAATAAGATCTTTCCGGTTGTATCCTTGACTGCCGCTGTCAATCATAAGATCGTCATAATCTCCTGCAGGGATCCGAGCATGACACCCTTTCATAACCAGATCCCCACAGGATACTCTTGCAGTATTGACATCGACCATAGTCAACTTGAACATATCTCCAACTGGCAGCACATAGTTATCTTTTCCAATGATTCCAAGATTCAACGCTCGGTCATCATCTGCCGTTACATGGTTTACTCCGGTTTTTCCTGTTACTATTTTCATTACTTATCCTTTCCGTGTAGCATCACCTACACTATATGATATATCAACTGTATCATCATCTAACTTGACTATTATATTTGTGATACTGCTTATTACATAGGAATCTGTCACGCTTTCATATCCGCCAATTATATCACCTATATGTTGCTCAGTATCACTACTTGTAACTGCAAATGCATCAGCTCCTATTAATTCCTGCAATCTCTCTGTTCCACCAGAGACAAGGTCCTCATCAGATTCTGCAGATGTGTTCTCATAAGTGCTCACATATTCCTCAATTCCATATAGACGTTGAGATGTGCTTATATTCCCATTTGCATCAGCATATAAATGCACTACAGTTCTATCCTGAAGTTCTCCTTTACCAAGACATATAAGATGATTTACACCTCTATATGTCTTCTCAATAGTGAAATTAATATCGTTCTGGTTGTATTCTATCCGGTCGGAATAATCAACTAACGGCACATATGATACATGAACTATTCCATTTTTAACGATTAAGTACAAATTCATACCTATAGCTTTACCAAGCTTAACTAACCCGGTATATAGATCTATGTATCGGTCAAACCGAAATGTTTTTACTGTGTATCCAATACGTTCGGCAGCAAATACCGCTGACAGTCCACATGAATTTATAAGATCCTGAATAATGTTTCCAGCATCTCCTGATACAATCCGGTAGGCTGCCCCAGACGGAGGCTCTATGATCTTACTCATAAGTACTCCCCTGAAACTTCTGCCTGAATATCTGATCTCATTATTCTCCGTTATCACTTTTACGGAATCTACAACACCACCATACTCCGTATCATTGACATACCACCAATAGCCTCCACGCATGACATTATTCTTAATACCAACTGTGATCTCAAAATTCTTCTCATTTGCAATATCAAGATCAATATTATAATGATGCAGGCAACCTTCATCATTAAGATTTCGGTCTGTATAGATCACATCCAAATCGGTTCACTCCTTTCAGCTTTCAAAAGCAAATCAAAATTAAAATCCGCATTCCAATATATAGCCTGTTCTCCGGATTTAATTTTGTGAAATATATCATTCTTTCTGTCTCTGAATCGGAATATATTTACAGTTGCTCCATTCATTTTATATAGCCTTATAGTCTGCCGTTTTGAATCAATCTCTACTCTTTCACCAGCCTGAATAGTATAGTTTAACGCATATATATGACCACCTATTGATATAGCCGGATTCTGCGCATATCCATAGATGGTCATAATAAATTCTGCCTCATTAAAATTACTATTTGCAAACTGTGTAGCATTCCCTGGTGAAGCGGAATAATCATATTCATAACCATATGAATACCCACGTCCACTATCATCTGATTCTATCGTTTCATATCGATACTGGAACAATTCATCTTTCACCCATGTATCTGTAATTGTTACAACCTTTAAAGATAACTTTGTATATGGCCCTACCAAATACTCTGACTTATCACTTGCATAGATGAAACATTCAAGATAATAATCGCCAATATACAGTTTTCCGGGAACTTCATTGATGATATCCTGTTCAAACAGTTCAAACATATCATTCTTTACATTTCTGCATATTCTTGGAGTTGGACAGCATATAGTGACCGGAAGTGTCTTTTCTGTAATTTTCTTTTGAAAATTCTCAACACACTTCCGATCACTATCATAGATCCACTGATAATTCCGGAGGTCATTTTCATTTGCAAAGATATATTTCTTTCCAAATTCAAGAACATTTCCCTGACTATTTACATATTTTATATTCTCAAGCATATGTTCTCACCATCCTTCCAAATTCTCTACCATCAATCTTAAGCTTCGTACCTTCTGTAAGTGCTCTTACCATGTATTCATACATATTTTCATCAATATGTCTTACCACCTCAAGAATCAAATACAGAACCTTTGATAACTCTGATTCATTGTCTACTGTTCTTCCTGTTGCTGCTGCCATCTGATCTGCTACCTTACTGATCCATTCTGTATTCTTCTCTAGCGGCACTACAGCCTCGGCTCCATTACCTTCAAGAATACCGACCTGACCTTTCTTAAGTACACCACCTTCCGCAAGCTGTGGTGCATTTAATTTATCAAGCTTATTAATTGATACTCCCGGAATCGCATTAATAACGGATATACAAGCATTGATAGCTGATATAAACCCATTAATGATCTTAGTCGCTGTACCTAATATGCCATTGATAGCTGCTGTAACGGCCCCCTTGATGCCATCTGCGATAGCTGTTCCGACCTTGGAAAAGATATCCTTAATCTTCTGCCATGTATCTGAAAAGAACTTAACCATCGGTGAAAATGCATTCTTGATACCAGTCCAAGCCTTACCAAAAATGTCACTAAACCATGTACCTACTGATGCATATGCACCTTTTATTCCATTCCAGATTCCACTGAAAAATCCAGTAACAGCCGACCAAACACTCTTAATTCCATTCCACGCTGTTGTAAAGATGCCTTTAAAAAACTTTCCTACTGCTGCAAATGCTGATTTTATACCATTCCATATGCCTTTAAAAAAGGCAGGTGCTGCATTCCAGACTTTCTTAATGCCTTTCCAAGCCATTGAAAACGATTTACGACAGTTGTTGATAACTGCCATAATTGCAATAATCGCCGCTTCCAATGTGATCTCAAGCATCTCGCAAAACCATTCAAGTATCGGTTTCAGCACTCCGAGTATCTCTTCTGATATCAGACTTATCACCTCAACGAGCGGAGGCAGGATCATATTGATAAGTTCCATCAATGGATCCAATATCATTAAGATCAGATTTATAATTGGATTGAGCAAATCAAGTATTGGCTGCAATAATTCCAGTACTGGCTGCAAAATCGAAATTAAAATAGGAAGAATCTGCGACACTATCTGCACAATAGGCGGCAAAAGCATATTAATCAAATTCGTAAGCGGCGGCAAAATAGTCTGAACTATTTGCAATAATGGTGGTAACAGTGTATTAACAAGGGATAATATAGTAGGCAAAATAGCTTGCAAAGTTCCGAATATAGACTGTAATGCAGATGTAAGTGTCTGCCCCAGCTCTCCACCTATACCCGGCAACAAGTTTTCAAGTATGCCAGGAAGGTTATTCACCAATTCGGACAGCAACGATGTTGCGCCCTGTATAAGTGATGGCAGTATCTGTTCTATAAGTGGCGGTATATATGGTGCCAATTTCTGTGCAAGACTTGATATACCTGTAACTATCCTTGGGAGTGTGTCTGCTATTCGTGGTACAAGGTTATCAGCTACAGCCATCACAGAATCAACAAGGTTATTGATCAGCACTCCCATGTCCTGTGATGGGTCGGCCATTCCTGTGAGCAGATTCGTCCATGCGGACTTCATCATGCCGATAGATCCCTGTATTGTAGTGGCTGCCTCTTTTGCGGTTGTGCCTGTTATCCCCATATCAGTCTGTACAACATGAATAGCCTCTATCATCTTATCAAACGATACACTATTGACATTATCTGCTGTCACAGTCATGGTGTCACCGAGTACACCAGAATCATTGATAAGCCTAGCCATCTCGGATGCAGTACCGCCATAGCCAAGCTTGAGATTATCTAACATCGTGTAGTTTTGCTTAGCAAAACCCTGATATGCATTCTGTATAGATGCCATATCAGTACCCATCTTGTTTGCATTATCCGACATGTCTGTTATGGCCAGATTTGCAGTTTCAGCCGCCTTTTCCGTGTCACCGCCCAATCCCTGGAGCAGCGACGCTGAAAAGCTTGTTACAGTGTCCATGTACTCGTTCGCCGACAGCCCCGCCGTCTTATATGCATTATTTGCATACTCAACAACCTTATCTGAACTGTCCTTGAACAGTGTCTCGACACCACCGACAAGCTGCTCATAGTCTGCATACTCGCTTACAGCCTTAGCAGTAATGCCAGCTATTCCAGTGGCCACAGCCGTTGTTGCAACCACGGCGACCTTTGCTTCCTTGAGCGCAAACTTGCCGATATTGCCAAACACAGAACTCATCTTTTTGGTTGTCTTCTCTGCCTTGTCGCCAGTCTCTTCAATTTTCTCATTCGCATCTTCATTTGATACTGCGATTCGTCCCAGTATCTTAAATACTTCCAAAAGGGTCTACCCCCTTTCCTCAATAATAAAAAAATAGAGACACACGTTCTGTGTGCCCCTATGGTTTAAAATTCTCTATGATTGACATAGAATCCTTTATGGTTGTTTCAAGTTCGTCTCTGCTTTCAAATGCTCCTGATCTGACAGGCTGTGAACTGCCACCTGATGTGCCATACAGCCTTGCCTTGAAGTCATTGAATGATATGTTCTCCCAGCACTTATGGATATACATATCCCAGAGCTTATCATCATCGTCAAGACGCACAAACGTGCATACAAACTCATCAAAGCTCTGATTGTCTATCATCGTATCAAGCAGAGCGTACGGATCCGCATATCTCTTAAATATGAGATCCATGAACTTGAGATAGCCTACTGTCTCTTCTCGAACAATCTTGAAACAACCTTGATAAAATCCGCAAAACCTGGAAGAGTGACCGCATCATATAACATCTGTGTGAACACAGAAAGGTCAAGATCTGCTACCTCATCCACTGTCATACCTGACAGGTGTGATAAGCAGACAAATACCTCACGCTGACAGTCTGACAGCTTAGCCAGTATCACATCTGCAAGCTCGAACGCAAGACCAATACCCACATTTTCAAGGAAATTTGATGTGTCCTCATCATCCTCGCCATCACCAGCAAGCTTCTCACGTTCTTTTGCAATAAGCTCTTTGAACCCATTGCCGCTGAATGAATCTTTGAAGTCTTTCACTCCAAGCTTGCTGAACAGCTTCAGGAATGCGGCTATATCTGTAGCCTTTGGATTTCTAAGTGTATATGGCTTGACCTCCCGCACATCCTCTACTGCCTCAGTATCTTCAACTACTTCGGCATTCTCTACTACATCTTTGTTCTCTTTTATCTCAGTTGTTCCCATGATTATCTCTCCTTTTCTATGTCAATTAGTCTGTTACTTCTGTACTGGAATCTATAGACTGCTGAACCTGCTTCGTTGTCGTACCAGTAGGCAGATAGATGTGGTATGGCAATGTATCAGCTGCCGGTGACAGATCTGCATAGCACTCCATTGTCAGTGCAAATGTGCCATTCTCCTTGTTCTTGCCCTCTATCTCAAGGCCTGATGTACAGAGAGCATTGTCAAAGATCACGATAACAGGACGACCATCTAAGAATCTTCCAATATATCCGAAGTTCTCAATGTAATCATCCTTTTCAATTCTTGCCTTGGATTCGATCACATCGTATCCTTCCGCTGTTGATGTGCCATTCTGCCCGATAATAGCCATCTTAATCGTCTCAGGCGACAGCTCCACCATGTTTGTATCCATCTGTGCTGTCTCGCCAGTTTTAACCGTCAAATCCTTAACCTTAACCACTGCTCCATCTACTTCAATATCTTTAAGTTCCGGCTTAATAGACAGCTTCGTTCCGCCGGATGTAGCACCGATCAGAGATTCGGCAAAGTTCCATGTCTTTTTTGATGCGTCATACTTGAGCCCTTTGTGAATCGTTCCGGCACCAAACACAATGTTCTTCGGTGTCTTGTCTGTGATACCGGATGACTTGAACTCTTCAAAAGTTAATGTATCTGCCATGTTATAATCACCTTCCATTCTTATATTCTTTAATCGTCAAATTGATCTGTATCCGTTTGAGGTCTGCATCCCCTGTTGGCACCGGTGACGCATTCCCATAAAAAACGGCAACCCCCGCACCACTTGCAAGGATTGCCGTTCGTTCAATATTCTGTTCTATCTTCTGCTTGTACTTCTCCAGACTGAACCATGAGCCTCTTGTGAATCCATCTATGATGAATGTTATTTCCTGACATCCATCCTCTTCAGGAGTGTCACCCTCGGAGTATTCACCAACAAAGTATGCCTCCGGTGGGTCATCCTGCCACTCCATGAATGCATATGGTATCTCAAGTTCATCTGTGAGTACATTGTTGATATATGATAATGTTTCTGTCGTCAATCGTCACCACCGCCTTACTCACTGAACGTCTGATTGAGGATAGAGCCAAGTCGCTTGATGATCTTGCTCTTAGTCTTGTCAAAGGCTTTCTGTAAAGGTCTGAGAGGCTTCTTACCATAGGTAAAAACAGCTACTATATTTCCTGCCTTATCCTTTTTTACCTTACTGAATTTGCTAGCTTGTTTTAAGCTCATTCCATCAGGTCCCACAGGAGCCCACCATCCGCCTTTACGACCATTCTTTTTCAAGGCGTATTCACCTGTTCCATACTCTTCCCAGATAGCATTCTCCAAAGGATTTCCAATTACAGCCTCGCCCTTATCTTCATCGACATGGTGTGTCCATGCGCCCTTAGTCTGCCCTGTGTCAGTTCTTGTCTGTGCATCCTTGGTCTGAGATTCAATCTCACCTGCAGATTCATACAGGAATGCAACAATGGCATCATCAATGGCCGCCTCAACCTTTATTCTGTTGTCTGTGAACTCCACATTTTCCATTACTGCCCTCCTGTATACTTCAGATATATCTCAAGCTGCTCATGCATGCCCATGGGGTCATCTATCAGCATAATGTCATATACCTGACCATTAACCACCATACGGCTGTTCTCAGCCTTGATCATGTCACTGAGACGTTTATAATCAGCTATAAACATATGCGTGGATTCCTGCACCTTGGCATTGTATGTTGTGTACTTGCTGTCACCGCCTGAGAGGTCAAGCCATCCGGTCAAGGTATCTTCAGATATCCATGTGACTTCCTGTTCGCCTATCTCATTTCTGGTTATGCTTTTAACCTGTATATCTGCAACTGCATTTCCGCCTATTCCTCGCATCTCAAAACCTCGCTTTCATGTACGGTTTTAAGAAACCAAGAAGTGACTTTGGATATCCCATGAGGGAATTGTCGCCGTCCATATTGAAATAGGTCACAGAGTGCCTGCTGATGGTCTCAGACTGTACACCGACCTTATCCCGGTTGTTCAGGTCCCATGAAAGCATGTTGGCTACTCCCAACTTGATATCCATCGGATATACTATCTTCGTAGCCATTACCACAGGCTCACTCACAAGCTCCTCATTCACCTCTATATGTCCATTGTCCATATCTACAGCCTTGATGGTGTATAAGCCATCATTGTAGTGCGATTCTGACACCTGTATAGTGTCGCCAACCTTGAACAGCTCAGATGAATACTGAAAGCCTGTCGCAGCGTCCACAGGAGCCACAAACCGCCTGTTCCTGTCCTGAAAATTATTATTTGTATATTTTCTGATCAGGAGTTCCAGTGCCTGAAGCTTAGCCTCAAGCACCGGAGCTTTCTCCTTGGTGTCTACGTACTTCTTAAGTTCATCGACAGTCATGATCATATGACCACCGCCTTACTTCTTAGGGATAACAGTATACCCGTCATGCTCCGTGAACCACTCTGCCATACGCTTTGATGTGATCTCTGCCTTTCCGTTTGCGAACTGGACACCACCGGCGCCAATTCCACAGTAAGTAGCGTTATCATTAACAGATACTGTCCAGCCTGTAGGCTCACTCTCTGTCTTTGGCTCTGCCACTACAGGCTCAATAACTTCACTTGTCTGTTCTACGGTCTTTGTTTCCTTTGTTGCCATATTCAATCACCCATCCTTCCTTATGCAATCTTGATATTTCTGAGTACACCTGCATGCTGTGTATTCTTCAGGACTGTAGCTGCGATCATCTCAACCTCTGCGTCCTTGACAGTGCCAGGCTCGTTGAAGTTTGGAAGATACTGATCGATTACAGAACCACCATTCAGGCTGATTCCGTGGAATCCATCGTTTACGTCAAACTTGACTGCATAGACGTCTGTAAGACCTGTTGTTGCCGAACTCTCCTTTGCGATGGTTCTTGAAAGTCCCTTCTTGACAACATGGCCAGCAGTTGCAGCACCACTGCTTACAGTGTAATAGTCCTGCATATCAACAAGCTTGACACCATCAATAGTAGTGATACGCTTTCCGAATGCTTCCTCACTCTCAGTCTTGTATCCAAGGATACGGGCTACAGTCTGAATCTTTGTGATCATCTCTGTGTTTGTAAGCACTGCATCAGCATCTGTAGTCTTGACAAGAAGGCTCAGTGCCTCATAGAACTCATCAGCATTAGACTTGATCGCTGTGATAGATGACAGATCAATAGCCTTGTCTGTGCCGTATTCTGTCGTTGTTCCTGCGAGCATGGAATCAAGTCCCTGGAACTCAGGGTGATCAGTTGATGCTGTTGTAGTTGCATCACCATTGATCAGTGTATAGTGGAAGAGGTTTACCACTGCCTTGATATGTTCCTCTATCTGATATGCCATATTGTCAAAGTTGCCTGCTACTCTATTGAGCACTCTGTCCATCTGAACAGCTCCGCCCATGATTGCAAGATTAGCCTCGCACTCCTGCTTAGTAGCCGCTGATGCAGTGTAAGAGCCACCTATCTTTCTGAACTCTGCTGTTGCTGGAAGTACCTTTCTGAGATACTTATACTTCATTGTTGAGCCACCACCTGATGCTGATACACAGTCATCAAATGTGAGCATCTGAAGTATTGTTGACTGTCTGAGAAAGATATCCACGATCTGTGAGAATACCTTGTCACTCATACCTTTCTTAAGTTCTTCTAATGTCATTGCCATAGTTTTCACCATTCCTTTCTACTTATTGGTTGTTATTTCCTTCGTATTTCTGTCTCAATGCCTCTGCCAGGTCCTTAGGTTCTGCATTCGTATTGCCCGGATTCCCATCTGGCAGCTTATTCTCAATGATGATCCTCTTGCCACCATCTGAGCCGGATGAAGCTGTGAACTGAGCCGGGAACTGTGTCTTTAAGTCTGTGAGCATATTGTCCCAACCTTTGATATGACCTTCATCATCGAGCTTAAGCTCCTCATTCTTCTCCTTGAGGGCTGTCTTGATCTTATAGGTCATGTAATCAGTATCAACCGCATGAGCCTCAAGCAGAGCCACCTTGATAGCTGAATTGACCTTAGTCTCCTCAAGCTCTTTCTGAAGCCTTGCATTCTCAGTCTCGTAAGTTGATATCTTCTGCTGCATGCCCTCATCACCCTTGGAAGCTTTCTTGAGCTCCTCAATAAGCTTATTTGCATTGCCAATCTCCGTGTCTTTGCCGGTGATCAGTCCATTGAGTTTTTCAAGCTCGGAATCATACTTCTCTTTGCTGACGTACTTGCCCTCGGACAGATCTGTGTATCTTACATGCTTGAGTTTATCCGTCTCTGCGCTGTTCTTCTCGTCAATCTTTGCCTGTACCTGTTTGTACAATTCTTCTCCTAACAGTTCCTTTAATTCCATTGTTCCATCCTTTCTTGGCTTTAATCGTAGCCACACATGGCAGTTATCACTCTTGCCGGAGTTATTTTATCGTCACAGTTTTACCGCCTTAAGCCGATTTTTTGGGCATAAAAAAAGACCATGTTTTTATCATGGTCTGAATTACTAATTATTTAATTGCATGAAAAAAGCACTCTGCTAATGCGGAGTGCTTTTAATACCACATATATTCTACTGTTTCAGGATAACTATCATTCTCAATACATTTTTCAATAGCCTTTATAGCTTTATTAAAATATGTCTTCAAATTAGCTTTGCTATCTTTTTGACAGTATTTATGCTCGATAACTTCATGTTTTTCTATATCATAAATAAATGTTCCAACATCCTGCTTACTATCTTCCGGGAAATACTCCGCTGATATTATATTATTCGTCTTTTTTATTTTTTCCAAGGTTACCATAATATTCATCAACTCCCTTTTGATAATCGTATTTTCTGGTAGCAATAGCATGAGCCTCAGTATGGCTCATATTTTTATTTTCTTTCTTCAACTTCATCTCATACAATTCATGCTCGATTAATACTTTATCATGATCCTTAATATCCTTACCACTCATAAGTCTTTGCCATGATTGTGCAATAGCGCAATCAGGTTCAAAAGAATCATTATTAAATAAATAATCTTTTATGCTCTGTATTTCCGTTTCCGTTTTTCCTATATTATTTGCTATATGTTTGCAATCTGTACTAAATGATTTTATTTCACGATAGTACATTTTAGCAAATGCCGTAGCCTCTTTACTATCAGGGTCCAATATTCTTGCACCTGTTATCATTTTAGCACTTGTATCCACATTTGCAACAGATTTTTTATTGAAATACTTATCAATGACTTCCAATACCTTGTTTGAATATGTCAAATCAGCACCATATTTGGGAGGTAATTCCAATTTAAGTTTAGACATTTTTGCCTGTGTAAATGCCTCGGCAAAAAATTCGTCAACACTTCTACTACTATGTTCATATGAACTGATCCATCTTGATGTATCTGATGTTTTATCAACATCTCTGTGATATTCTCTTTGTATTTTTTTTATTTCTTTCCAAAAATCTGCATCATTAGTAAGGCCGTACTTATCTGCTGCACTATTTGCAAGCGTATGTGCAAATTCATGAACAGCAGTGTTAACATGTGAATCCGATAATCTCATCACTGCACCTGACATATCAACATTACCGGCTGACTGTTTTGCCCCTGTCGTAACTTTCTGAAGCCTTGTCCTGTACTCATTTGACAGATCTGATATAATTTCCTGCTGTTTTTCACGTAATTGATTTTTATCCTTCCAATCAAACTGTATTATTTCTCCATTTACATTTGTAGGATTTATTTCATCAATCACTTTCAAATACTTCTCTTTGTACTCCTCAAAGTCTGTCGTCTTATCCAGCCCGAAGTATTCCGCTCGATCTTTCAGTCGCTGAAGCTCTTCATCATCCAATGCCCATCTTGTTCTCTGTAATAAGCAGCACCGGCAATTACAATCCTCTGCCGGATCTCCAAACATCCCAGGAGCATCTACCTGTATACCACCAGCTTCAAAAGGTTCATCTATTTCACGAATCTGTCCATCAAGCAGTCTATGCAGATCTCTTGTATTGCCATCAAGAGTGGAATCCCACTGCTTCACAATATCCGCACCTTTACTCTTTGCAACCATCTGAGCATCCAGTGCTGACTGTACCTGTATACGATGTCCTTCCGTTCTTGCAATTCGGATAGAGTTGTTATAAGCCTTTTGGAACGGAGTATTTGCCATATGTCTTGAGAGCTTACCAGCTACTTCATTCCATGTTGATCCATTTGCTATGCCTCTTGATACCTCTGCTCTGACCGCTTTCTTAAGATATGTCATATCCTCGCCCATTTTGTCGTAGAGTGACTTACTGAGCTTGCTGTCCGTCTGAATAGCTCTCACAACTGCCGCCTGATCTATCGGCATGATGATCGGAATACCTGTCTGCTGCAGGTCATACATGACACCTGTGTATCCGTCTCTATAGCACTTTGTCAGATAGTCAGACACAGTTGCATATGAGTTAGACTGCAAGTTGCTTAGAGCACCTTCAAGTTGTGCTTTCAAAGCCTCCTGATATTGTTTCTGGTATATGATGCTCTGCAAATTCTCCATGTCAGTTCTTGCAGACAACTCTCTGATCTTCTGCTCACAGTCTTTCAATGCCTGCTTATATGTATGCTTCAGACTGGCAATAGTTTTTCCCTCGTTATGTAGTTGTTCCTCGATTACTTCTTTCTGTCTCTTGTTCATATTACTCTAACATTGAATCATCAAGCTCGATTGCCCACTTCATGTGTGCTCCGCCGTCACTCGCCATATATTTTTTATTATCCAACCCAAATACATAGTGATCATCCGTATTTTTATTGATGTCACATCTGTACAGACCATCGATAATTGCATTCTTATCCTTTAATGCGATCGCCCCCATTAATACGAGATTATCAGCAAATCCATACACATTACTTAAATTGTAAGTTACTGATGTGCTATCTGACAATGAGAGCATATAAGTTCCGGCTGAAATATATCCATATACACTTATCTTTTCATCTGTTCCAATGACAGATGCATCTGCGATGCAATATGCCAGATTTACATTTTCATAATTTGTAAACTCAAAAATGGTAGCTCCGTTTTTACCTTTTGAGTAACGCAACACCAATTTTTTAACTTGTGTCGATACCGTAAATTGTACACGGCACTGTAAATTAGTGCCTGTGGTTGAACTTGTCGTTACTTGACCATTCAAGTATCGCCTTACTTCAAAATAATTTGACACGATTTGGCACAACCAACCATTATCCGTATTTGTGCCTTTGTACAACAACCATTTGCTACCGCTTGTCATGATCTGTAAATTACAGCCCAATGCTGTAGCAATCTCCTGCATCTTCTCGTCTGTTATATCAGCCTCATATTCTTCTGCACTTGATCCAATTGCTGTTTTTACTTTATACAGATTTATAATCTTGTACCCTAAGATACTCATTAACTCGCCTCCTGTTCTTCAACGGTATACAATCCGTAAATTGCAAATATTCCACCACTTGTTTCTATTGTTGTATCAATATAACCGCTCACACCATAACCGGTTGTCTGGATCTTCCTAACATTCTCAGCCATCGTAGCAAACGAATCACCGCTTGCGGTATCAATTCCTTTTTCAGTGATAGCCTCCGCAAGCAATGTCTTGCCATCACTGACAGATTTTTTTAGATTTTCTTCCGTTTCTTCTATCTTTTTCAACCAATCACCAACGACCTTTGCATCTGCCGCTTCACCGGATATGGACAAAGTAGAATCGACCTTAATCAAATATTTCACAAACTGTGCAATGATGTCTTTCTCCTGTTCACTGTCTATTGCCTTTCCAAGTTCGCAGCCGTCAAGGACTCTACAAACTGAAAGCTCTGTATTATACTCCTGCGTTATATTCGATTCCTCATCAATCTTTGTAAAGCAGATCACGAAGCCAACCATGCCTGGGACTCTGCAAGCTGTAGCACCTACAAGCCACGAAAATGTAATGTAATCTTCAGTTGAGAGCATATCATCAACGGCATAACAATCTGTTTCCTTGTCCTCATTCACATAATTGACCTTTATGCTGAACTCAGACATGTCATTATCCTGATAATATCTCGGCATTTTAAAATGCTTTCTTGTCACATTTTTATCATGATATACTCCGAGTATCTTCTCATTTTCCGGAAGTGTAATCTTTCTCAAATTGCTATCTATTTTGCAATATGTAATATTCTCCATCTTTATTCTTCACCACCAGTCTCTACATTTACCTCTTTCAACAGATCCTGCGCTTTTTTCGTATCGTCTTCTTCCTTTGCCGGTAACTTGTCTTTTATCTCCTCATAGTCAATATCTAACCAATCGCAAATAGCCTTAACTACAGTCTCATCATCAAGCACATTTGCAACGCTCAAGATCGTATTAATCTCTGCCTGTCTGGTTTGTGCTTCTGTCAGCTTGATCTGTGCATTTTCCTGCGCATTACTCATAATCTCATGGGTAAACTCAAACCGGACATCCTCAACCTGATAGGCGGTTCCATCCGCATTGTTAATCTCATCTACGACTATCTCAACCAGCTTACGCAGCATCTTCTTGAGATTTTTCTCTATCTTTTTTGCTTTCAGATCCAGAAGTGAATAGGCCGCTTTAATTGCTATATTCGTAGTTGCTGATGTATCTTTAAGCCCGGCGGTGTTTAGCCCCATACCAAACCGGTATATGTTCTTCTCGTCAAGATCAAGCTTCGCCTGTCTTGCCTGATATGGGACATCAACAGTCTTGACATCCACATCTCCATTCTCACCTACACCTATAAGCTTCTTTGTCTTAAGGTTTGTCTGAAGCTCATCAAGATTGTCTCCCTCAAATCCTTTTATTGCATAGATTGGGGAATCAAAGTCAATGAGATTGTTTGACAGGCTTGATGCCATCAAATCATAGTCATCTATGAGGGGCTTAACAGGCTTAAGGCTTGAGAACTGCTTCTTGTTGTTGTCCAGCCGGATAAATGGAATATACCCAAATCCATCAAAGTAAGTAGCATCTTTCTTATCTCCTTGTGTATATAATACATGCGGTCTTGGATTTAGCTTTGATTCATCAAGCTGTATATCTCCACCATCAACCTGAGTATAGAACCATGTTTCTTTTTCATCCCATACCTGTATGCGTTTTATTATCTTTCTGCCCTTGTCGATACGTTCAATGTAATGATATATCGTATATTTGCATCCATCGTCCGCATCCTTTTCTCTGACTTCTATTACATCCAGCGCATCAGCCGCCGCAAATGCCATCTTATCTTTTGCATTTTTGTACGCATACATATATGCCCAGCCCTTTACCTGACTATCTGTGATACAATCTGATAGTTCAGATATAAAGCTATCATTGTTGTTAAAATAGTTATCCATATAGGTCTGTAGCTTCTGATCATCTGCTACAACAAACCGATCACCAGACAGCACATACTGAGTACACTGATCAACAAGCTCCGTAAAGAACGGATGCGATATCCTCACATTGCTCCGTGTTAGATCTTCTACTAACTTGCCATCTGCATTGTAGTAAAACAATCTATACTTGTTTATATCGTGATCTCCGTCATAGTAGCGTTCGCCTGTTCTGGCAAACTGCTTCTTGTCTGATGTTTTGTCATTATCAATCAATACCTTTATTTCATCAGTGGTTAACACCTTTTCCATCTCCTTCATGTTAATCTATATCAGCCATGAACGAGACTTGCGCCATCCCTCAATGCCGTACCTAAGAGCTGCCATTGCATCGTCCATTACTGGTACAGGCTCATCAAGATATTCGCCTGTCTTTTCATCTTTTTTCCATTTCCACTGTTGCAACTCCTTGATCGTGTTTACACAATGAGGGGCTACATATATCCTTCTGCGTACTGTATGGCTTTTATCTGTCACACCTTTCAACCAGTCTATCTGCGCTTTTACAGATCCGTTTGAACCGCCTTTGTTAACCCCCTTGGCTCTATATCCAGCACCCTTCCAGGTCTTTATTCTGTCCGGTTCTGCACTATCACACCACATAATCTTATTAGTTGGGATAGCATGCTTAATTGCCAGCGGTATGATCTCCGCTGTTTCTTTCTCATGCTCATATATCTCATCTATGATGTATATGTTGTCATCCTTAATACCAAGGAGAAGGATGGCATTGGCATGATTAAATCCAAAGTCTTGACCTATTGCTATATCATCGTAATCATTAAGATTCTGAGATACCTCTGCAACTTCCCAGTTGTGCAGAATGAGACCGCCTATCTCACCCCATTCTCCAAGTCCATATATCTGATATCCCTCAGGATCAACTTCTTTCCTGCGCTCCATACGGCGGTGATATGCCGCATCTATGAAGCGATTCCCCAAATATGTGCTGTGATGTGTCAACACATCAGGATCGTATCTATCAAAAAAGACCTTCTTTATCCAGTGGTTTTTGTTCACTGGATTGAAGGTCATTCTTATCTGGTAGAACTGCCCTTGTGGCAATTCTCCACGCAATCTGTCATCTATTATCTCTAGGTCTGCCTGCGTAAATTCAGTGGCTTCTTCAAGCCATACATCCGTAAGTTTACCCCGTGGAAATGTGATTGACTTCAACTTTTCACGCTGTCTATCGTCGTTCATGCCACGGAATATAATCTGGTTTCCGTTATGTTTACATGTAAGGCTCAACGGACTTCTATTGATTTTCCAATAATTATCGACCTTATCTCCAAATATCTTATAAAGAGATCCGGTCAGTTCAGCGAATGTACTATCTCTGTTTGTTATATCAGATTTCCGCATTGCAACAAGGTTTCTGCCTTTGTCCTGCATTAGCCTCAATATGTAATTCTGTGCCGTATCAACACTCTTCCCTGATCCTGCAGAGCCTTTCATCACGATATATCGCTTCTTGCTCCGGTCTACTTCCTTGAACCCCGGATTTGCTTTTATATTAATATTCAATCAGCATCACCGCCGGCATCGTCATCATTGCCATAGTCGATGTTAATGTTGAGATCCGCATCTACATCAGCCTCCACCTTCTCGGTATACAGACCATATCTCTTACCTAAAAGCTCTGCAGCTTTCAAGCGTTCTTTCTCCGATGGTTCTTTCTCCATTGCCCTTGCTTCTGAGCACCCATCACCAGTGCCCTCAACAACTATCTCAGTTGATACGCTTTCACCACGCATCACAGAAGTGAGATACTTAAGGACTTCGTCCTGATCGGCAATTAAGGCTTTTTCTTTCTCGGCCAGTCTATTGTCTATGTACTCCCTCATAGCTCTATTAAATTTTGAACTTGGTTTTTCTTGGCTTTTTTCATTCAGCCAATCACTTGCCTTATATGCTGTTTTCTTTGAGTATCCCGCCCTTATAGCCGCCTGTGTGGCATTAAGGTCAATCAGGTATTCATCACAGAATCTCTGCTGTTTAGCTGTCAGTTTAGCCATAATGTCACACCTTCTTTCTATTACTTCTGTTTCTTTCTCACTCTCTTCGGGATCACAATCTTGTACAGCGGTTTACATACACTCTTTACTTTCACACCCAACTTTATAGTCGGCTGAAGTTTGTATATCTTAGTGCACTTAACCATCACCTTTATCATGGCTATCGGTAATGCCAATCTACCAAGTACAGGATGTATGTATTCAAAACTATATTCAGGCCTCACGACCTCAAACCTTTTAATCTCACTCATATCACACCTCAAACAAAATAGCCCAGTGGCAAGAGATTATCATTCACATTAAAGGGGTGGGAGAGGGTTTGTATAACCACTGGGCATAAAGGAAAGGGACACAACCTATGGCAACGGCTATGTCCCTTATGAATCAATACTATATAATTTTACCACTACAGTATATCACAGTTGCTAGGTGCTATTCGGTGCTAAATGGTGCTATTTGGTGTCAACTTTTCAAAATCTTTATCCGAAATGCCTCAAGAGCAACTCCATGAATATGTTTTGTCCTGTCATATGAATACTTTATTTCAGATGCTATATCCTTTAATGACTTGTACTCTATATACTTCTTAAACAGAATCTTCATGTAGATAGGATTGTTCAAACTGTGGATCTGATTGATCACTCTATGCTTGAGTTCCGCAAATCTGGCATTATCCTCCTGCAGCTCTCTCTCAAAATCAACATACTTCGCTACTTTCACGCTCAATGATTCAGATGCGCTTGTCTGTACTTTCTCCTTGGAATAGTCAAATGCTCCCAAGCCTATTGCATTGTCCTTAAGGCTATCTAATTCTATCTTCTTCTGCTGTATTTTCGTATCAAGCGTTTCGACCTGTTTCAGGTACTCTTTCGCTATATTCACTATCTTATCACCTCACTTACTTATTTTCTCTGATGGAGAACTCTATTCCGGTTTCTTCCCTCAGTGCATCTATGAAATCATCCCAGATCACATCTCCATCACATATACACTCTGTCTTCAAATTGAATCGGTCAAAGAACTGTTTGATCCTTTTCTGTCCAAATCCAAACTCATCTCTCAACACCATACAGGACATGATCAGCACAGTATCGATCGTATTCATCTTGATCTTCTCAACTGATTCTTCCAGTTGTGCCTGGTTGATCTCTAACGGAATGAACATGGCTCTCCTTGCTGCAAGCTCTTTCTTAGCCTCTTCCATGCCCTTATCCTCGATCAGCTTCATGATCCATATTGCACCAGCCATTCTTGCCTCATGTAACTTTCTATCCGACTTAGCCATGTTTTCTCCTATTCCGCTTCTGATTGAAGCCATTCAAGTGTGCATTTTTTACACATTTTTCTAATTTTATCGTTATCGAGTTCACTTTCACTAACACAAGGGCACTTTTCCAAATTCATAGAATCAATACAACCACTAAATAGTACACTCGCCAACTCTTCATCCGACATATTCCTTATTCTGTCTGCATTGGTCTGCTTATCGCTTTTCACAATTTTAAAATATTTATCAATGCAACCTAATACAATTTTTAAATCGTAAGAACTATATCCAATAGAATAGTCTTTTTCACCAACCAGTCTGTACTTCAATTCATAATAAGGCTTATCATCTATCGTTCGTACAATTATTTCTAAGCTATCGACCTTAGCCTTATTTATATTTATTGTTCTCACACTCTGTAAATCTTCCTCTTCTTTGACTGTTAGATTGCTCTGCTTATCATTCATCTTCTCCACCTCTCAATTCTTTCAGTTTTGCTTCTGCTTCGGATTTGTTCAAGAATACCGACTCACCGATTGCACTTTCTGCAAAACTTCCTGTGATACTTCCACTCGATTTTGCATAATAGAATACGACTTCTTTTGTTGTAACAGGTTCACAAATGTATTCTTCACATTCACCAAATGAAAAGGCTGTTATTGTACATGCAAAAGGTATGCCATAGTCAATATCCCATACTGTATCCCCCACCTTGCAAGGTAACTTGATAAGTCTGCCATGCTTCTCTAAGTCCTCATACTCTGCAAGTTTTTCAAGTGCCTGTATTGCCATTCCATAAGCATTTTCAAAAGAACTTCCCCATGAAGTATCACATGGAATTGCTTTACCAAGTTCATTGCAATCATATTTTAGTTCTTCGATAGCTTCACGCTCTGTCATATTATTCCTCACTTTCTAATAATTCTGGATTGTCAAATATGTTGCCAATAACTTCTATATCAACCATATGAATCCAATAACCAAAATCTTTTCTGTAATATTTAGTATACTTTCCCGACCAATCTACATAAAATCCGATATGCTCTGCTTTTGTGCTATCAAAACAGTTTTGATAACTGCCATATCTAATTGGTGCGCACGCATCACTGAAGAAATCTTTTACAATATCATTCTCCCAAATAAGATTACCATTCTTATCTTTTAAGCCTGTGCATTGGCAGATTGTGGGCGGGTCTATTTCGTTCCACCCATCTGTTTCGCCATTAGAATAAAATATTGTGGCAGGTTCAAATATTAGATGAACTTCTTTGTCATACATATCTAAACCTTTTACATAATATCCTGTAACCCATTCTCCATTATCAACTCTCTTTGCCTTGAATAAATACCTATCTTTCATCATCGTCACTCTCCTCCTCATCAATTACTAAGTCCGAAAACTCTGATTCAATCAATTCTTCTGGACTTGAATAGTTATTTTCTCCATCAGGTTGTGCATAATAAACCGTATCCTCATCACATTCACCATCCTGCTTTAATTCCCAATACAGATCATATAAATCTCCACCATAATCCTCATCATAAAGAGACGTGTCTTCTTCACTATAATGCTTGCCCTTATATTCATATATTTTCATCCACCTCAACCTCTCTTTCTGCCATAAGCCAGTTCAATGTACATTCTTGGCAAAACTTATCATCCTTGTGGCATTCTACTTCATCAAACCCTATCTCATTCGGGCACATTACAATCTGCGCAAGATCCACATCACTGAGCGACCGGATATAATCTCCGTTTGTCATTATTTTATATTCGTCTGTCGCATTCTTGGTACAGTGTGCGCATGGTTCATCTGTTTTATATCTGCTCTGGTATTTGCATGTCTCACAGCTCTTATCCTGTACTGGTACTATTTCCATCGAATCTCTCCTCTCCTGATCATCTCAACAATATCTATTCTGGTGAAACTCTCCCGGTAGCCGTATTCGCTCTTCATCACTATGTGATGATCGTAAACCTCCACAATGGTCCATTTCTTCCATGTCATGATAAAATTCCGCCCACTGGTGGTTTCTTTTGTATGGATCCGCACGACCTGCCCCGGTCGGCAGATCATGTTGTATGTAATTTCTATCTCAAAATTCGTCATGTTGTTTCTCCTTTCCTTGATTTTGTATGTATTGGGGAATATAATAATCATAAATATGCCAATAACATTTTTACTTACTTTATTTATTTCATGCTGCTCTGTTATTTTTGAGCGCAAACTGAACAGTAATTTAACGTTTAAATTTACAGTTTCAGGAGGTACAATTATGACAATTTATGATTTTATAAAAAAGCTTATATTGGGCGCAGGTGTGTGCGGGTTTTGCGTTTGGAACCATGCGGCAGGAGCAGGTGGTAAGTAAAAAATTTGGGCACCGAGGGGTTCAAATCCCCTCAAACCCGTTACACAAAGCATAGTTCATCCTCACCTTCCACTCCTAAGCATATAAAAAAGCATTTCTGTAAGACTTCTCTTTCTTTGTCCTTGTATGCACGGAAGTACTATTGAGAGTTTCCATTCATCTGCTTGTTCTAATGGTGTCGGATTCTCATACTCGTCAACTTCTTCCGTATATTGAGGAATTGCCACCATAACACCATAATAGTGAGAGGAATTTGGGCAGCATTCCTTAATGTGTGCATCCAGTTTGCCACTTCTTATATCCTCCTGAATGCTTTTGTAGCATTCCATTGTAGTGACTATGTAATTCTTCTCTCCCAGAAAGTTTAAGCCATTTCCACTGAATACATCTTCCTTGCAGCTTTTTATTTCATAGCAAGTAAATGTACCTTTTTCTATTGAGCTAATAGATGTAACCCCTGCCGGTTCAAACTGCATGAAGTCTACTCTTTTCACATCCTTAGTGCCATAGTCAATGCTTGCCTCCCTTGCGTAATACTTCCCCATTCCACTGAATCTATCATGCACGAGTAAATCACTTAAAAACTTTGTTATTTCTTTTCTATTCATGGCTGCACCTCTAAGAAATCAAACAACGTCGGTGAATCAACCTCATTCTCCTCTGCCTGTAAATATCCAACACCATCTCTGAAGTAATCCGGATTGAGCTCACATCCCTTGCCAAATCTGTGCATCTTGACCGCCATCATCGGTACAGTCATAAGACCGCCGAACGGATCATATACCACATCACCCGGATTGCTGTACCTGTTGATAATCCTCTCAACGATATCAAGCTGTAAAGGACATACATGCATGGTTGCCCTTCTCTGGCTCTGTGTCGTATTAAGAGTTCTCATTCTGTTAATATCATCCCATACCTCAAGCTGGTTCCATGATCCCGGAGCTACTACCATGAATGTAGCTGGTAATCTTCCATCCATATCAAGCTCCTTTGCAAGTGCCACATGATCCTCATAGTTATATACATGCTCTCTGCTGTACTGTCTGTATACTCTCTGTAAGTTGTCCACAGATACGCCCTCAAGTTCTTCTTTACTCACAAGCCTGTCTCCTGAGCTTCTCCAGTATCCGTGAGCATCTATCTGCCACTGTGCCCTTGTGTATTCATCCTTGGACTTAGTAACCGGCTCATCAGCGTATGCCTTGCTGTGATCCGTTGGCAGTTTGCGGAACAGTAAAATATATTCAGGGCATCCAACTCCCATCTTGGTACCATCCTTACACTGTTCCGTCCATCCAAGGCGGTAGGTCTGGTTGTTCTCTCTGACAACATCCGTCACAACTGTGATCATTCCAAAATACTGAAATCCATGGTTCATATAATGTTCTATACAGTCAGCATGAAATGGTTCAATAGTTGGCATTCCTGTTCCGGTAGCATTTCCGAACAGCACTCTGTCTTTAACATGAATAGCTGCAACTCTTCCCGGCTTCAACACCCTTAAAAGCTCCGGTGTCAAGAAATCCATCTGTTCAAAGAACCTCTCTGTATCCTGATTGTGCCCAAAATCGTTATAATTTGCTGAATATTCATAATGATTACCGAATGGTATTGACGTATGGATCAGATCAATGCTGTTGCTTTCCATCGCTCTTGTTTCTTCCACACAGTCACCATATACGGCTTCATAATGATTTCCTCTTACTGTTCTTTCTTCTCTTGTACCTTCCACACCCATCTTCCTTTCTAACCGCTCTGTTTTATTCGCTGAATCAAGCCCATACTTTTTCACGATCTCGATCATCTTCTGCACCATATGATCATGATTCTTCCATTTCTCAATTAAAGCATTTTTAATCTCTCGCTCATTCTCCATATAGATTATGTCTATAACCACAGTTTCTTTTTGCAAGAATCTATAGCATCTGTGAATAGCCTGTATGAAGTCATTGAACTCATAATCAATACCAACAAATATCTCCCTGTGACAGAATCGCTGAAAGTTACATCCTGAACCACTGATTGACTTCTTTGTTGCAAATAGTCTCGTTTTACCTTCCGAGAAATCTATAACTCTCTGTTCTCTAAGGTCATAATCCATAGATCCGTATATATCTACTGTCTCCGGCAGAGCTTTCTTGATCGCATGTCTCTCTGCTTCCTGATCATGCCACAATATAAAATGATCATCCGGCGAACTGTCTACAATCTCACGCATCTTTTCTACTCTCTCATTGATACTCTCACGCTTCACCTTTGCAGCTTCTTTCAAACCTGCAGATGCCTGTGTAAACAACTCCATTTGCCCATCTTTATCAACTGTATCTCCATAGTGAACCGGTATCTCATGCCATCTAACATCCAGAGGTGGTAAGTCATAACCATTATCAGAATAATCTGGATTGAGATCCGATGGCTTTGTAATGAAAAGTGCCCAACTACTCACCCACAGCCAGAACTCATCTTCCATGTTTGGGTACAGTGTCAGGTTATTTGCCTTTGTTGAATCCCTCTGAAAGAATCTTGTAAGTGCCTGCCCTGTATCCATGACTTCAAGATATCCAGCATAGTGTATAAGCTCCTTGTACTTGTTCGGTGATGGTGTAGCAGTCGCTACGAGCTTGTAAGGTACATTTTTGAACTTATCAAGGAACGTCTGGTATGTCTTAGATCCAAATGATCTAAGCACGGATGCTTCATCAAGTGAGGTTGCCTGGAAGTAATCCGGTCGGATGTCTCCGTCCCTCACCCTCTCATAGTTCGTCAGAACGATCTGACTTGTGCTTGCCTCAACCTCTTCCATGGTTCGGCAATACTCTGGTTTCTCATAGCCCAGAAGTTCCACGGCATCCCTTGTAAACTCCTGCTTAACTCCAAGTGGTAATACGATCAATGCTCTACCACCTGTATGTTCTGCTGCAAGGTGACAAAATTCTATTTCCTGTGCAGTCTTACCAAGTCCGAAAGACTCAAACAAGGCTCTACGTCCACCTTTCAGTGCCCATGCCACTGCATCTCTCTGGTGTGGCTTTAATGCTTTGTTAATACGGTTCTTGTCAACCGAAAAACCACTATCAACTGCAAGTTCTATCTTGCTTTCTAAAAACTCTTTGTAATTCATGTTTAAAAGGAACCCGATATATCGTTACCCCGGCCGGAGGTTCGGCTCCTTTCTTTGATTTATTTTTATCTGCTCCGGAGTTCTTTCAACTCCTCAAGCATATCTGCGATCTCTGTATGATACTGTCTGTTCAGTTCAATAGCTGTATCATCTGCATCTTCCAATCCAGCATATTTTGCTTCCCATCTCTCATGCTTGATAGCTTCCTCAATCTCCATCATCTGCCACCTCTTCAAAACTACCGGATCCACAACTTGGGCACACTGCTGTATGTTCATATGCCGGCTGTCCCTGATATTCACCGATGCACTCCCGGACCATGTCCGGTTCATCAAACTCATAAAAGCAATCCGTGCACCTATACATCATCCTGTCTCCCTTCTAACATCATCTGGCTCCTGCTCTGGATCCGCTGTATAGCACTTCTAAGCTGTACCGGAATCAAGGCATCCTTCTGTTTGCGTTTTGCCAGTTCTTCATACACAATCCGGAAATTTGCCCGGTCTATGTCAATATTCTCACTTCTGCAGATGCTGACG